AGAAATGACGATTTAGTTGACTCCATGACACAAGCATTAATGAGATTTAGACAAGGTCGTTGGATCGAGTTGTCTGATGACTTTGAAGATGAGCCCGTAGACACTAGGAACAAGGAATATTATTAATGTCAATCTTTGATCGATTTAGAGATATAGCTAACTTTTTAAACACGAGACCTGATTCACGGACACCGGAACAAGAAAAGATAGGTGAGGAACTTTCAGAAGCAGAAAAGACAGCAAAAGAAATAGCGGAGTCCCGTTTGGAAGGAGTATCTGATGAAGAAGCAAGAGACCTTTCAGATCTTATTAGAGATTTTTTCAAGACAGACGATCAGGGCATAAAAAAATTTCGTGAAAAAAATAAAGATCAAATAGCTAAAGATAAAAAACTTGTAGCTAATATTTTAAAAAGAACACCTGTGGGTGCAATTAGAGATTTTGTAGTAAGAACAGCGGTCAATAAATACGGGCCTCAAATAGCAGACACAGCTTCAACATTCTTAAGTTCTTTTTTACCAGAAGATAAAAAAACTTCTGACTTCAATTTTATGGGTAATATTTTTACCATTAATGATTTTTTCGAGGCAGGTAAGGTTTCTTTTTCAGGAGATAAAAACTATGAGATTGATCAAAATAGAAACCGTGTATCACCTCTTAAAGCTTTTTTTACTTTGTTACCTGATGACTTTGAAAAGAATGCCGGGGAACTTTACGCCGACCTAAGACAAGCAAAGAACAAATATAAAAATACACCCTTTGGTGATTTTTTATCCGCTGCTGAATTAAAAGAATCTGGAATTGAATCTATTCTTTTAGGAAACAGAGATAGATCTTTTACTAAACAAGAATTAATAGACATCTTAAATAATCCTGGTGTTGATTCTCAAGCCACTAAAGTTAGATATGCAAGAGACGATCAAAACAAATTAAGTAACACGGAGCTCTACATAAAAAGTTTAAAAGAATTAAATGATCAATTTACAAATTTGTACGATAGACGTTTTTTAAGAGAGGGTGTTCTTATGCCCATGCAAGATGATTTGGTAAATATAATTCAACTTGCTAATCAACAATATGGACCAGAGTCTGAGATGACTGACGAAAGATATGGAGCATTGATAGGTGCAGCTAATCAAAATTTTAAAGAGATGGTAGAAAAATATAGACAGCAAAAAGCACAGAAAAATTTTGGTATGCGTTATGAAGCGCTTCAACAAAAATTTATAGAAGATTCGGCAATACTTCAAAAAGGAATTAATGACCCTCAGTACAACACAGCATATAGAGACGTTATGTTATTTAGATCATTCGAGAAACAGTTTGATACTTTGAATCAAGTGATAGATCAAAACTTAGTGCCCCCAAGCACAAACAATGATGTCGATACAAATCTACTTGATTTTTTAAACTCAAGCACTGCACCTTCTTACAGAACAACAGGTCCTGCGGGTTTAGAAAACTATGACGTTCAAGGTCTTACAGTGAACATAAGAGAGGGAGCTTTAAGTGAATCTGGAAAAGCTAGCACACACTTCGATGGTTCTTGGACAGATAGAAAAAATCACGATACTTTTCATTATAGAACAGGTCAGTTAAAAGATCCTGATGGAAAAATTTATAATACTTTGATTGAAGTTCAGTCTGACGATGAGGGTAATATACGTAGAGAAAACAGATCATATGATCCTGTTGGAGAGATAACTTTAGGTAACATCAACCAAGAGATATTAGATTTTAGAGAAAATAATTTACCAAGACTTCAACAAACATTTAAACTTACAGACTCTGAGATAAGTAGATTAAATGAAATTTTTATGGAGGCCCAAGATCCGGGCGCTCCTTATGTGTCCTCTTCATCAGATACTATAAAAGAAGAGATTATTGATAAGTTTGGTGGTCAAGAAGCCACTATGATTGATAATATACCAGAGGCAAATAGAGAAAACTATTTGAACAATAATGACAGATCAACAGAATTAATTAAATACGCAAAAAAATTAAACAAGCATTTAGAAAATGTGTATCGTTCTTCAAAAATTCAACTAGAAAATCAAAAAGGCGCTGTTTCAAAAACATTACCTTATGTATCTACTGGTCCGTTAGGTTATGCTGAAGAATCTATTTACCAATATGTTTTAGATTCTATTAGAACAGGTGTTGATAGAGTTCAATGGATACCTGGTGAACACTCTGCTCAGATTCAGTTAAGTGGCCCAACTGATCCAGGACTATCCACTGATTTCTCAAGTGCAGGCACGACCATTATACAATTCGCAGATGAAAGAAGTCAAAAGAGAGCACAAGGTCATTTAAACTTTTACGGATCTGATGAAAACCCAACAAACAACACCATGTATAAAGCAGCAACAAATGTGATAGATAGAATCACTACACTTGGTCAACAGATATACGGCGAAGATTTTGTGGCTCCTGCTCTGTATGAACAAGGGGCTAAAGACGACAATGGTAATTTTATTAATACGTATGTTGTAAATGCAGATCAGCTTCGTGGTAAAGGCGGGTATATATCTAATGTTAAACAAGGATGGGGTTTTATAGATTTGTCACCTACGCTTGAATACTTAAAAGGAAAGAATTATGACAACCCAGCACAAGAGTTTGATGAAGGGCTTTTACAAAACTATATCAGTCGTAAAAGGGGTGGACAAGTATGGAGCTCTAGTTTAATTTCGTTAGATGAGGTCATAAATGGTTGATAGTATAGATAAAAAAATTAATACAGCAGAAGAATTACAAATAGAAAAAGTCGGACAAGAAATCACATTTGAAGGGGAACAACCTGAAGGAAAATTTTTAGAAGAAGAGGACGGAAGTGTCGTTATCAATCCAGAGGAGCAACAAGAAGATGGTGTTCCTTTTGGTGCGAATCTTGCAGACACAATGGACGACGGTGACTTAGAAAACTTATCAAATGAATTACAGTCTGATTACAACACTGATAAAAGTTCAAGAGAAGAATGGGAAACAGGATATACTAAAGGACTAGACTTATTAGGATTTAAGTATGAAGAGAGGACCAGACCTTTCGCAGGAGCCAGTGGAGTTTATCACCCATTACTCTCAGAATCTGTTGTTCAGTTTCAAGCACAATCATACAAAGAATTATTACCGGCAGGTGGTCCAGTAAGAACTCAAATTATCGGTGCAACAAATCCACAAGTAGAAGCTCAGTCAGAGCGAGTAAAAGATTTTATGAACTATTACATTTCGGATGTAATGGAAGAATATGATCCTGAACTAGATCAAATGTTATTTCATTTACCCCTTGCAGGTTCTGCATTTAAGAAAATTTATTACGATGGAGGTATGGGTAGAGCAGTATCAAAATTTATTGCTGCTGAAGATTTAGTGGTTCCTTACATGACCTCTGATTTAGAGTCTGTCGAAAGAGTAACTCACATTGTTAAAATGACAGAAAACGAAGTTAAGAAACAACAAGTGTCAGGTTTTTATAGAGACGTTGAGATCAATCCTTATGAAGCTGAGAATGACATTCAAGAAAAGTATGATGATTTAGAGGGAACAAAAAAAGAAGAAACTTATCAAGATTATACTTTATTAGAAATGCATGTCTTGTTAGACTTAAAAGGTTTTGAAGAAGAGTCAGGAATTAAAGTACCATATATTGTCACTATTGACGAAGGTTCAGGTAAAGTTTTATCAATTTATAGAAACTTTAGAAAAGAAGATCCTAACAAAAAAAGATTCAATACTTCGTTCATTACAAATTCTTACCCGGTCTTGGTTTCTATGGCTTTGGTCTTATTCACATGTTGGGTGGTCTTACACGAACTGCAACTGCTGCTCTTCGTCAACTGCTTGATTCAGGAACATTGTCAAATTTACCTGCTGGGTTCAAGTCTCGTGGTTTCAGAATAAGAGACGACGATCAACCCATACAGCCAGGAGAGTTTAGAGACGTTGATGCTCCTAACGGAATACTAAGAGATTCATTACTACCTCTTCCTTACAAAGAACCCTCTGCAACACTATTTAATCTTCTAGGATTCTGTGTTGACGCAGGTCGAAGATTTGCTTCCATAGCAGACATGAAAATAGCAGAGGGAGGCAGTCAGGAAATGCCTGTTGGTACCACCATGGCACTTTTAGAACGTGGCACAAAAGTTATGTCAGCGATTCATAAAAGATTACATTACGCTCAAAGAATAGAATTTAAATTATTAGCAAAAGTTTTTGCAACTTACTTACCACCCATGTATCCATACAACGTTGCAGGCGGAGACTCTTTTGTCAAAGCAATGGACTTTGATCAAAAAGTTGATGTCTTACCTGTTTCAGATCCAAATGTTTTTTCAATATCACAAAGAGTAACGATGGCTCAGATGCAATTACAGCTAGCTCAGAGTAAACCTGAGTTACACAATTTGTATGAAGCATATCGAAGAATGTATGAAGCCTTAGGTGTTCAACAAATTGAAAATATTTTACCCGTGCCAGGACAACCAATGCCAGAAGACCCTGGTGTTGAAAATGCAAAAGCATTAAAAGGTGCACAGCTACAAGCTTTCATTCAACAAAACCATGACGCTCATATAGAAGCACATAGGTCTTTTGCTTCATCTGTTTTAGTTAAGTCACAAGTTGCAATACTTGCGATTTTACAAGGTCATGTATCAGAGCATATTTCTTTAGCTGCAAGAGCTCAGATACAAGCAGTTGTTCAACAACAGTTGATGCAAATCGCACAGCAAATGGGAGGGCAAGTTCCACCACAAATTGCACAACAAATACAAAACGAAGCAGAGTCGCAGATATCACAGATCATTGCAGTCTTGACAAACAAAATGGTGCAAGAAGAACAGGAAGGTTTGACACAACAAGGTCAAGATCCCATTGTTGAACTCAAGAATAAAGAACTTGAGCTTCGCGGTGCAGAAATTCAACGTAAAGCACAAGAGTCAATGATGCAATTTCAAATGGATCAAGAAAAACTAAAACAAGATAGAGAGTTGACAGAAAAAAAGATACAATCTAGTGAAGACATGACTGAGTATAGGCAACAAATGGCAATAACACGTGACCAATTGAAGAGGAGACAGGGGTAATGGTACAACAAAAGCTCACAAGACAACAAATTCAACAGTTACAACAACTTGTAAAGAAACAAAGTCGTAAAAGAAGGCTAACACCTGCTAATTACATGAACAATTTGATGAAAAATGTTGTACAAATGAGGGCAAATGGGGGAAAAATGTCCGTTGAGAAAGCTTTTAAAGAAGTTAAAGACAATCCACCTAAAATTTTAAAGAAAACAGCAAAAAAACATGGCAAAAAAAGAGCACAAAAACAAAAAGTTGCAATCGCCCTCTCCAAAGCAGGAAAAACTCGTCCCAAAAGGACTTAAATATCAGTTAAAGGCGATTACACCGGAGCAAATGGAAGATTTGCAGACCGTTATTCGTGATCAAACTAACAATAGCCTCCAATACATCACAGAAGAGTTCGATCCGTTGATCGTTGCCAGTGCATACCTGTCAATAGTCCGACAACTCTACATGTTGTACTTAAATAAAGACGAAGCTGACGCATTATTTGAGTGGGCAAAAATGAATATGGACCCAGGCTTTAAAAGGAACGACTTGCATTAGAATAAAAATAATGTAATTTTTTTATATGACAGGTGATATGAAAAAACTTGGTGGATCAGGAATGCAAGCACAAATACTTGACATTCTTAAAAGGTCATTCGAAAAAGGCACTCTTCCTAAATCAGCATATGACAAGGCAGTTAATAGTATTCAAAAAATTGAACCAAGAATTAATGATATGAGAGATGCAAAGCAAATGAAACTTCTTAAAGGTGGGGGACTCTCAGAAGCTACTGCTAAATTAAAAGCTCAAGGATTAAAAAAAGGTAAGCAAGTAAAAAAGAAGAAGAAAAAATTTCCAGACATGGATGGTGACGGCAAAGTAACAATGAAAGATATTCTTATTGGTCGTGGTGTCATTAAAAAAGCTAAGGTCGGTATGCAAATGAAGGGCACAAGTCCTCTCATTAAAAAGAGAAAGTAATGAGTAGACCAGGTTTATACGCAAACATACATGCTAAAAGAAAGCGTGGTGGTAAAATGCGTAAGAAAGGTGCCAAAGGTGCACCTAGCGCAGCTAACTTTAGAAGAGCTGCTCAAACAGCGAGGAAAAGATAATGGCTGGTAAATCAGGTGGTGTTTTATTAGACAAACTTAAAAAATTTGACAAAAAATTTGAGAGAGCAGTAAGAAATATATTTATAGATCTTGGGTTAGAAAAACGAGATGACAAAATTGATGGTCCAGATCCAAATCGTTTTACAGGTTTTGATGACTACCTTAAAAAAAAATCAAAAGGTGGGCAAATTAGAGTCGGCGTGCAAATGAAAGGCACGAGCCCACTAATAAAAAAAAGGAAGGGGAAAAAGTAATGGACAAAGCTACAGATAATAATACTGTTATTGACGGTAAAAAAGTTCCTTACAAGTCACCTGCAGTTGACCCTGCAAAGTCTAAAACTCAAGGTCAAAAAGCAGTGCAAGTAAAGAAGAAACCATTTAAAGGAGTATTCTAATGGATATGATTAAATCCCTAAAAGCTAAATGGGACAACCTAAATAAAAAAGGAAAGATGTTAGTTGGTGGAGCAGCTGTTGTTGTTATCTACTTAATAGTCACTAATGTTTAATCTTTTATTAGGTCCCCTCTCAAACTTAGTTGGTAATGCGGTCAAAGGTTTTGTCGAGACTAAAAAGGCAAAAGCTGAACTAGCATTAACAGAAATCAAAGCACAGAAGTCTCTCAAGGAACAGCAGATCGCGGGCAAAATTTCGTGGGAGGCCAGTGCGGTCGATCAAATGAAAGGCAGCTGGAAAGACGAGCTAATTTTAATATGCCTGTTGGTTCCGGCGGTGGCCGTATTTATTCCTGGATGGACTCCACATATTAAAGCAGGGTTCGAGGCTTTACACTCACTTCCTGATTATTATAAGCATCTCTTATATATCGCCTGTAGTGCGAGCTTTGGAATCAAGGGAGCAAAAGGTGCGATGGGCCTTATCACTAAAAAGAAATAGTGGATATATTTCAATTATTCACTGTCTTCAAAAAACAAATAGAAGAAAGAGAAGCAGATCTATTAGAGATGTTAAGTTCTGGTGTCAAAGACTGGGATGAATATAAATATTTGACAGGTAAGTTAGAAGCACTAAGATCAATTAAATCAGAAATGCAAGAAACAATGAAAAGGTTTGAAGAAAATGAGTAAACTAATATTGCCTGATTATTTAGGTAAAAAAGAAGAGAAAGCCAAAGAGCTTTCAGATATGCAAAAGCTTCCAAAGCCAACTGGTTGGCGAATATTAATTATGCCACATACAGGCATAAGAAAAACAAAGGGAGGTGTGCATCTTACGGATAAAGCTCAAGAAGAAATACAGCTTACAACTAATGTAGGATTAGTCTTGAAAATTGGTCCAGATGCGTATAAAGATAAAGCAAGATTTCCTGAAGGTCCTTGGTGCAAGGAAAAAGATTGGGTTCTTTTTGCCAAGTACGCGGGCTCAAGGATTAAGATAGATGGGGGTGAACTAAGACTTCTAAACGACGATGAAGTTTTAGCAGTGGTTGAAGATCCGGAAGACATATTACATGCAACATATAAATAGACTCATGGAGGTCATGACCCATGCCGGAACAAAAAATGGTAGATATAGATACATCAGGCAATCCTGTTGATGTAGATATAAAAGAAGAGCAGAAACAAGACGAAGTAGAAGTACAAGAACAAGAACAGGAATCTTCCGTTCGTGAAGTTAAATCACAACAAGAAGAGCAACAATCCAATGAAGAAGATTTAAGTGATTATTCTGATGGCGTAAAAAAACGTATTGATAAGTTGACTGCAAAGATGCGGGAAGCTGAAAGACGTGAAAAGGCAGCCATTGAATATGCTGATGGTCTTAAAAAACAATACACAGATTTAGATAAAAAATACAAAGACCTAGACACAGGTTATCTAAATGAATTTAAAAATAGAGTTGAGATTTCAAAAGCAGCTTTACAAGACAGGTATCAAAAAGCTGTTGCCGATAATGATGTTAAGGCTCAGGTCGAAGCGCAAGAAGAACTCACTAAATTAACAATAGACTCAGAGCGTCTGAGGGCTAGTGAAGCAAAGAACAGTGCTAAGGCAGAAGAGGGAACTGAGGTTAAAACACCAGATGCTCCTAAAGCTCCTGCACCTCCACCTGATCCACGTGCGGAAAAATGGGCTACAGATAACTCATGGTTTGGGAATGATGAAGCCATGACTTACACAGCTATATCAATTCACAAGAAACTTGTGGGACAAGAAGGATTTGACCCGAAGTCAGAAGAATACTATAGTGAGATCGATAAACGCATGAAAAATGAATTTCCTCATAAGTTCGAGGCTGAAGCGAACAATACATCTGCTGATGACAGACCCGTGCAGGCTGTAGCAAGCGCAAATCGTTCGTCTTCTAAAAATGCACGCAGCAAGACCGTGAGACTCACACCCTCACAAGTCGCTATTGCTAAGAAACTCGGTGTGCCACTAACAGAGTACGCAAAGTACGTTAAACAAGGAGGTCAGGCATGACAACTAAAACCTCAAGATCTGCTGACACGCGAGACAAGTCTCAGCGTAAACGTGTTTGGCAGAGACCGTCATCACTTGATGCACCCACTGCGCCAGATGGTTATGTCCATCGTTGGATAAGAGCAGAAGTTCAAGGATATCAGGACACTAAGAATGTAATTAGCCGTTTACGTGAAGGCTATGAGCTAGTAAGAGCGGACGAGTATCCTGACTGGCAATTACCAACAATTGAAGATGGTAAACACGCAGGGATCATTGGAGTAGGTGGCTTATTGCTGGCTCGTATTCCTGAAGAGCTCATTAAGCAACGTGATGCTTATTATAATGGTCTTACTCAAGATCAAATAAAAGCAGTTGATAATGATCTATTAAAGGATGCTCACCCCAGTATGCCAATCAGTAAACCTGATAGGCAAAGCAGGGTGACTTTCGGTGGCTCACAAAAGACTGAATAAGTTTTTTTACAGGCCATTGTTAGTTACATTTATTAACTTTACTTTTAAGGAGTAAAACAATGGCAAATCAACAAGGCAACTTTGGATTTCGTCCAGTGCTAATGAAGGGTTCCGCTTATAACGGACAAGGTCAACAACAGATGACCATCGCTAGTAACGAAACGAACTCTATTTTTATGGGAGATCCTGTCGTGCTAAATGCAAACGGATCAATCTCTCGTGGATCATCTGCCGGTGCTGAGCTTGTTGGTATTTTTAACGGTTGTTTCTACACAGATCCAACATCACAAAAACCAACATTTTCAAACCACTATCCAGGTGCGATTGTAGCTGACGATATAGTTGCAAACGTAATTAGTGATCCTGATGTCATTTTCGAAGTCAAAGTAGACGACGCAAATGGTGGACGAGCACAAGTTGGTTCAACAGCTAACATCGCAACATACGCTGCAGGAAATACCAAATCAGGTATTTCAGGCGTATCATTAGATGGTAGTACGTTTGCAACCAGCAACGCTTCTAACTTCGCTGTATATGATCTTTCAACAGATCCTGATAACAGCGACTACACTGTAGCTAACGCTAACATTCTTGTTAGAATTAATAAGCATCAGTACACAGATACAACAGGAGTATAGACCATGGCGATATCTAGAAGTCAACTCGTTAAAGAGTTAGAACCAGGTCTAAACGCACTGTTTGGCTTGGAATATGCAAGATATGAGAATGAACACGCAGAAATCTTTGACAGCGAAACTTCAGACAGAGCGTTTGAAGAAGAGGTAATGTTATCAGGTTTCGGTTCTGCCCCAACTAAAGCAGAGGGTTCAGGCATATCTTTTGACACAGCGGTTGAAGCTTACACTTCACGCTACACACACGAAACAATTGCATTAGGTTTTGCAATAACAGAAGAGGCAATTGAAGATAATCTTTATGATCAGCTTTCTTCTCGTTACACAAAAGCTCTTGCAAGATCAATGGCAAACACAAAGCAAGTAAAAGCTTCTGATGTTTTAAACACAGCTTTTGCTGGTGCAGGTGCCGCAGGAACTAATCCTGGTGGTGACGGTGTATCACTTATCAATACACAACACCCATTAGCACAAGGTGGTCTTTTATCAAACAGATTAGCAACAGATGCTGATCTTAATGAAACATCACTTGAGCAATCTTTGATTGACATTGCTGCATTCGTGGATGAGCGTGGTCTTAAAATAGCCACTCAAGGTAGAAAACTTATAATTCCAAAAGAATTACAGTTTACTGCTGACAGATTAATGGCTTCAGCTTTAAGAACAGGCACTGCTGACAATGACATTAACGCAATTAGAAACATGGGAATGATTCCTGAAGGTTATGTGGTAAACCACTTCTTAACTGACGTGAACGCATTCTTCATTAAAACTGATGCACCTAATGGCTTGAAAATGTTCACAAGAACTGCACTATCCACAAATATGGAAGGTGATTTTGATACAGGTAACGTAAGATACAAAGCTAGAGAGAGATACTCATTCGGTTTCTCAGATCCTAGAGGTATTTTCGGAACTTCAGGCGCTTAATAAATAATAAAAATTAAAGGGGCGTATGTCTTTGACTGCGCCCTTTTTTTATGTCAAAATATAATTTTATTAACCCTATGACCCTTCGGGGACTATTTACAAAAAGGAGATAGACATGGGAACAACTACATTTTCAGGTCCGATAAAAGCGGGCTCTGTAAGAGAAGGAGCTAGTGCTAATACTGGTTTCGCAGTTATGGCACAATCTGCTGTAATAGATATTATTGGAGCGGATAACACAACTGATGTTGCAATAGTACCTGCAAATTCACAAATCATAGACGTAATACTTAATGTAACAACTGTATCTAACGATTCAGGTACTGCTGTTGTAAACGTTGGTACAGCGGCTGACCCAGACGCATTTTTAAATGATGTAAACGTGAAAGCTTTAGCTACAACAAGAGGCACATTAGACACAGAAGCAACAGACATTGGTGCATCTGATGTAACAATTCAAGCAGCTTTTGATGGTGGAAGTGCTGATGGCACAACTGGAGCCGCAACTGTTACTGTTTTGTATATACAAAACAATAATTTATCATAGGAGTAAATCATGTTTGCAGTAAAAACAGTTAAGAGAACTAGTACAGGAACTGTTTTTAGTGGTCCTGCTAGAGTATTAAGCATACACGCAATCGCAGGGGGTAGTGCTGGATCCATAGTCATGAAAGATGGTGGAGCAAGTGGAACTACTTTGATTGATTTAGATACTCCAGCCTCATCAACAGAGGGTATTGTCAATCCTTCTTTTACAGATGAGGGAGTTAGATTTACTTCAGACGTTCATGTAACTCTAACAAATGTTACTTCAATTACAGTAATATTTGGATAATGGCAGATAAACAGCCACCAAAAACTAAAAAATATTTCCGCTCCACAAAAAGTGGGGCGGGAATGACTAAAGCTGGTGTCGCAAGATATAGAAAAGACAATCCTGGATCAAAGTTAAAAACTGCTGTCACTGGTAAAGTTAAACCCGGTAGTAAGGCAGCAAAAAGAAGAAAATCTTTCTGCGCTAGATCTGCTGGACAAATGAAAAAATTTCCAAAGGCCGCTAAAGATCCTAACTCAAGATTAAGGCAGGCCAGAAAACGATGGAGGTGTTAAATGTTTAAGGCTTATTTTTATTTATTCTGTGCATTTATGACAGTTATCTTTATGTTTTTATCCATGCAAAATTCATTGGCTGAGACCAACACCGTGTCCAGCACGGTGGTTAACAATACGCCACCTACAGCAAATGCACCATCTATAATTAATTCTAACAGCGATATATGTAAAGTCGGTGTTGGCGCAAGTGTGCAAAATAATATTGTAGGCCTTGCAACAGGCGTAGTTATAGACGATGAGCTGTGTCAAAAATTAAAGTTATCTAGAAGTTTGTATGGTTTTGGTATGAAAGTAGCTGCTGTGTCAGTGCTTTGTCAAGATCCAAGAGTCTGGGATGCAATGACTGATGCCGGCACCCCATGCCCTGCACGTGGAGCTATTGGAGCCGAAGCAGAGACATACTGGACAGACAATCCCGATCAAATTCCTGACGGTAGTAAATAT